ATCAAGAAAGTTTAAGCTCAACGGAATATGCCAAACTTAGGTGAACTATTTTCACAGACTTAACATAAAGGAGGTCCAAGTTTTTTATGTTTTGGCTTGGAATCCCCTGATTAAGAACGTGGAGTGTCCCGCAACACATAGTTCACCTAATATTATTTAACCAATAAGGAGAACATAATGAGTATAAATAATGCAAACTCAATATCTGATACAGAACTTGTAAAGTTTTATAAACGTATAATTACTAAAGGAAGGGTTGAACCTAATGGTGCAGCATTTAATAGAATGATCCAAATAAAGAAACGAATTCTTACTAGAAAGTATAAAAAGTTCTTAAAAAGTCTCAGAAAAGGTAGCAACGGTATTGCTATTTAACTAGTTAACCCTAAAAGAGGAGAATGATCATGGCAGTAAATGTACAGGCTATATCATATCATAATGGCGGACAGGTAGTAGATGTGGAAGGTGTCAGCACTGTAGCTGATGTTGCACAGAAATTAGAACTGTCTATGGAAAATGTAGTAATGAGTGTAGGTGATACACCCGCTACTGCTGGTACACAGTTAACCGATGGGGCTGTTGTACAATTTCAAAAGATGTCTGTAAAGTCAGGAATATAAAGTGACTCGTGGGAAAGAGAGGGGATCAACAAGGATTCCCTCTCTGGGAACCGAGTTTAGTATTAGAGCAACAAATAACAACATTATAAATGGAAAGTATAAATACATCAATCCTGAAGATACTGTTGGTTTTGATTTAATAGAAATATTTATAAGGAATAATTTTTCAGTACTTAATCCTTTTAAACGTAACCAAGATAATGAAATTTATGCTACTGATGAAAGTTTTAAGCGTTTAGAACAATATACTCCATTAGCTACTCAAATAAGAATATTAATAGACTCGGGAATAGAATTTTATAGGAAGGATGAAATAGGAGCAGATACTCATAATTGGATTATTAAATTATGTGTTCCAGTATTAAAGAGCAGGTGTAAAATAGAATTAGATACTCTTTATCTTACATTAGTTAGTTGGAAGGATATAAAAGCAGCAGATGAAGTATCAACAAAAATCAATGAACACTTTATAAATATTAGAGGAACCGTAGCTGCTACATATCGATATGGTTATCATCCTCATATTAATAGCAGTGGTCAGCCGTGTTTGGGACAATATGATTCACGGTTAAATGATTATGCTGTTCACGGAAGTATCATAGGATATTTTAGTACTTTAAAACAATGGGCAAATACAAGTAATTCAAGAGATGCATTCTGGAATCTTCCTGCATTAGTAAGAGAGGTAACTGGTGCTCCTTATAAAGTAAAAAAGAAACGTGGTGATGGTCATATATTTAGAAAGATAAATCACTTACTATCTGTTTCATTATTATTACGTATGAGAGATGTTTTTAAAGAACCTTTTGAAGGTAGTAATTATTTTAGAATGATAAGGGAAAATCATGGACGTAGACATATTAATCTTAATGTTTTTCGTGAAATTCAAAAATATTATATAGCTAAATATAATAGGAATCCTAATAAGTTTAAATACAATGAAGAGGAAGTATTAAATAGAACAAGAGCATATAGTATATTATATGCATTAATTCGGAAATATTTAGATGAATCAATAAGTAATCAAACAAATATTAATAAAATAGCACATGATCTTAAATTTAATTATGCTCCACCATCAAGAGATGGATTTTCTGGAGCATTTAGAACAATACTTGTAGAAAATCTACAACAAGATAATCCTATGTATAATAGAATAAATGAATGCATAGAATCTCTTGCAGATATGTGCAGAGTATATAAATCACATTCAGCTAATAAAATAAGACAAGAAAAATCAAAAAATTCATTTTTAATTCCATTAATAGCAGGAGACATAGAAAGTGATAAACATTTTGTTAAAGTTTTTAATTCAACAATGGAACATGGATGGTATAAATATAAAAATATATCTAAGTATTTCACCAACCGTTTAAAAGAATATTTTGATTATTATTTTGCCTTAGATCACTTAAAGATTCCTGATCTTAATGCATATAAAGTACTTCATTACTATGATTTATTTGAAGTAAAGGATTGGTTTAAGGAAGGAGAGATAACTGCATTCTATAAGAGACTTATGGCATATAAACCAGCAGGAAAAACACGGTTTTTAAAGAAAACATTAACAGAAACTTTACCTTCTATTCATACATATGTTGAATATGAAGATATATTAATTAATAAACATTGGGAAATTGAGCCAAGATTAGGTTTTGATCTTATGAATCAATGGGCACATAGAAATAGTAATTCTAATGAAGAAGAAATAAAAGAAAATAAAATACGATCTTTAAAGTATCAATTTGATATAGAAGAAGTTTTTAAAGACTTTAATGAAAAGAATCCTAGAACAAATAATTGTTATAAAATTTATGAACAAACTGATATAACTAAATTCAAAAGACACATGAAAGTCATTATGATTGATATGTTATATGAATGGACAGCTAACATGATAAAAACACACGCAAAGGAGGTGGATAATGCCATCGAAAAAAGAAGAGAAATCCATGGAAATCTCAAAAAAGAAATCAAAAAAGTCCAAGCAAACAAGTATCCGGTCATCAAACTCCATAAAACCCGTGAAAATAAAGAAGAAGAAAGGACTTCTGATTCCACTGAAGATGTATCAGAAAATCCAGTATTTGCTCACCCGGTTTAAAAATAAAGAATGGTCGGGTCCAGCATGGTATAAATGTATTAATAATAAATATGGTTTTCCTGTATACTGGGAACTCATTCATTTTGTAGCTATTGATCTCGGTCATGGAGCTGCTACAGAGTATGCCGGTGAGGACCTTAGTAAAGCTATCTTTAAAATATATAGTGCAAATAAAAAATTATTAAAGGATGCTTATGTAGGTATGATTCATAGTCATCATACTATGACTGCTTATCATAGTGGTACCGATGAAGATACACTAATAGATATGTGCCCTGATACTGGGTTCTACGGAAGTTTAGTAGTATCTTCTTCTAGTACACCTGCAGCATTTGCATTTAGCTATAAAGATCAATTTAAAAATATAATGATTAACGAAATGGATAGTGATCATATAAGACATACTAAAGTAACTGCACCAAAGGAGTTTGTTAATGAGGCTAATCTTATTAAAGAAAAAGCTGACGCTGCAACTCCATCTTGGAAAAGAAGTTCAAAAGGTAAGGCATTAACTAAATATAATCCAGCTCAATCTACTTTTGATTGGAGATATCATCCTAACTGGAAAAAAGAACATCAACTTCCTCCTGAAGATGATTATAGTGACGTTACAATGAAAGAATATGAAAAAATGGAAACTATAATGGAACAACTTGAAGACGGGAGTATGCTTTATGGTGAAGCTAACAACTTATTCAAATCTAATTGGAACATGAATATACACGAGTTTTATGAAGTTCCACCGGTAACATCATGAGTAATACAAGGTTCTTAAGAAACAAAGACCTTATTGACCAACGACAGTTAGATACAGTAGCTGTCGTTGGAGCAGGGGGGATAGGTTCAGCAGTAATACAATTATTAGCTATAATGGGATTTAAAGATATATATATTTATGATCCTGATTTTATGGAGCATCATAATTTATCTACCACATTGTATCCAGCATCAGCGATAGGTAAAAGAAAAGTACAAGCTGCTAAATCAATGGCATTATCATATAATCCTGCTATAAATATAATTGAACATCCTATGAAGTTTGATAATGATACACCGATTTGTAAAAAGATGATAGTTTGTATAGATAATATGGAAGATAGATTAGCAATGTATGATCGCTGGAGAATGTGTGATAATGGTCTTATGTTGGGTAATAAATATAGTGCAGGATTTTTCATAGATGGAAGAATGGATGCATTAGCATTTGAAGTGGTCACGATGACAGCAAGAGATGTTCCTGTTGACTATTATGACCATTGGACTTCCAGTGCGAATATAGAGGATGCACCTTGTACTATGAAACATACTATCTTTACAGCTAATCTTGTAGCCGGTATGATTGTTAATCAGATATTTTGTTTATCTGGTAATAGAGGATATTATCAATATCTATGGATGGATTTATTAACAAACAACATTAAAAAAGAAGGATTTAAAATAAATTCAATAGAAAAATACATAAAAAGTTCGTATATTCCACTAACCTTAACCGAGGAGAAATAACAATGACAGACGAGAGAGAGACCATTAGCTCTATAATGGACTATTTGGGACAGATGTCATCCCACTTACTAGAAATAACTCAAACTATATCCCTCTTTGGGAACATTCTCAGGAGATTAGAGAATGAGTTATCTGATAGCCCCTACCTCGCAACCGAACCAAAAGAAGCTGACGAAATTGAGAAGTTAGAGGCTCTCAAAGAGTTAGCAGGGAGGACAGCATGAATGGAAATTCAATAACTGATTTTGCTAAGTTTGTAGGACCGATTAAAACTATAGATATACATGGCAAACCATATGTCACAGTTCCAGAACGTGTAAGAGTATTTCACAACTTACATCAAAATGGTAGTATAACAGCGGAATTAGTATATGCAGAAGGTGGTATTTATATTATGAAAGCCACTGTTATTCCTGAAATGGAAAATCCTGATAGATGTTTTACTGGCTATGCAAAGGAAGATGAATCAAAGAGTCAAATTAATAAAACCAGTGCTATAGAGAACTGTGAAACTTCGGCAGTCGGTAGAGCTTTGGGCTTTGCTGGACTAGGTAGTGAAGACAGTATTGCATCAGCCGAAGAAGTACAGAATGCAATACATCAACAAGGACCACAGGATAAACACCTGTCATCCATAAGAGAGGAAGGTAAATAATGCCTTATAGACCAGACGATAAACAATCCTTTAAAAATGGTGCAACGCCACCATGGTTAGGATTTCAGAATGCTAAAATACTGTCATTCACAGATGAATCCAGTAAGTTTGAATGGGCAGATGTATATCTTATCATTGAATTACAGACTGCAGGAAGTGAATATCCGGTAAAAATGCGTCTTAGTGGTTCATTTGAACGAGATACTGATGGTAGCCTGATGAATAATCCCTTGCTAAAGAAGTTTTATAGTGTTGCTGATGCTATAGGATTCGGTGGTGGATTTGATATGAATGGCAATTGGGTATCAAAAGTAGATGAATCAATTGATAATATTGCATCATTCTTAAATAATAACTATACAGATAATACTGGTGCTGAAATTTATCCGTATACTATTTATGTCTATAAAAAGAAAGTTCTGGATAAGACTACTAATGAAGAAAAAGTCTGGACAGAAGTAGTTCAAAGAATGGCTAAATCTGAAGATAGAAAACAAATGAAATCTCTAAATAGCTATGTCCAATGGGCTAAAGATAATGACATTATAAAAGAACATATAGAAGAGCCAGAACCAGAACCTTGGGATGAAACATCAACACCAACAAGTTCAGCTCCAACGGTATCATTGAAGACCGGTTATAAGGCAAATTAATGTTTGTCGAGTTGGCACTCAGGAGTCCTGCATCAAGGGGTTCCTTAGTAGACCTCGATAAATTAGAAAAAGCAGTAACGGTACATGGGAAAAATATTCCTGTGTACCGTTCTGTCTATCTTTATGATAAAGATGGTTATGAATATGTAAATAAAAATAAAAGTGTTAGGGGATATATGGGATGGAGAGGAATAGATTATTTACCCATTGACATTGATAAAGTTAAAGATAAAAATCCTCTCATATCAGGTAAGAAAACAATAGCTAAAGCAAAAATAGTAAATCAAAAATTATTAGGATTAGGATTGAAGGATGATTCCTATTGTATATTTTTTAGTGGAACAGGATTTCATTTCTTATTACCCAGCTCATTATTCGGATTTGAAAATCATGAGGGTAATGATTTGCCTTATATTGTTAAATCAACAATGAAAAAATTATTACCAGAAGCTGATATGTCAATCTATTCAAGGTCAGCTTTATATAGATGTGCTGCTACCAAGAACTATAAAACACAATTATATAAAACATACATTACATCAGAACAATTAGAGGAATTACCATATACAACAATAGCAGCAAAAGGAAGAAAGTGGGATGTTAATGACTTCCATACATTCCCATCAGAAGAACAATCTGGCTATTTAGAAAGCTATGTAACATTTGATTCACCCAGCGTTAAAGCATTCTTTAAAACCAGTAGTCATACAAATGTTGTACCTTGTATTCAAGATATGTACAATAACCCACCAGCTGAAGGGAATCGACATAATACTTTAATGAGGATTGTTTCTCATTTTAGGAGAAATGGTATTCCTATAGATGCTACGATAGCAGCAATGGAAGAATGGAACAAAGGTGAAGATAGGATCAAGGATTCTGAACTCCTTTCATCTATTAACGATGTATATACAAAAGGTTATCAATATGGTTGCATGGACAGTATGATGATGACCTATTGTCAATCTCATTGTATTTACTTTAAGAGAAAGGATTACCTTATGAACATATTAAACGTAGACGATTTGCAAGTAATGCTAAATAAAAGAATGAAGAGAGATTTTTCTGGTGTCAGTATTAATTTATCAAAACTTTATGGATTGGTAGGAGTAGACTCAGTTATATATCCGGGAGAGTTAGTTACTATTGTAGGACCAACAGGTACCAACAAAACTACTCTTGCTCAGAATATTGCATTAGCATATAATGCTATGGAAGATAAGATAGAAAAAGAGTTACAAATTCCAACATTGTATTTATCATTAGAGTTAGCACCGTGGTTAATGCATAGAAGAAATATACAAATTGTTTCTGATACAGAAACAGAACTTATACAAAAAGGAGATACTAGTAGAACCTTATATGATATACATAGAGAAGAAATTGATCACATTCAAATACAAACTGTGAGTCCAACTGTAGAAAAAATTAGAGAACAGGTAAGGAAAACATCTCCAGCCTGTATAGTAATAGATTATATAGATTTAATAGAACCACCAAATTACACGAGAGGTGAATATGAATCTATAAGGCATATATCCCACGCATTAAGTAACTTAGCAGTCAATTATGATATGATTATTATACAGTTGAGTCAGACGTCAAGAGAATATTCTAGAGCGGGAACATTAGACCTCTACGCAGGCAAAGGAAGTGGAGCCATAGAGAATGCCTCAAGAAAGTTGCTTGTGTTAGAAGGCGAAGCAAAGGAACGAAAAAGGAGGCTAAAAATGGTGAAAAGTACAGATGGAGAACTCTGGTCAGTTGATTTAAAATTTCACGATTCATTTAGATTGAAAAGAATATGAAAAAACGACCAAGAGATATAGTCAAATTATTCATAGATATTATTCTATGGAAGGATTACAAAATAAGTCGATGGGGTATAGATATTTTTCTAATATCTCTCTTTAGACTTTCCCTAGAATTTGAAAAAAATTCAAAATGGTATTGTATAAAAATTTCATTGGCGTTCTGGAAACTTTCTGGAACATTCCAATTCATTCTAGAGAAGCCATATAGGTGATAGCAGTAACGAAATCGGGACGTGGGGACGATAGTCAATCCCCACGAACCCGATTTTTTAGTAACGATGAAATACGATCAGAGTGCTTTTAGAGAGAAATTAGTAAGTATTCACGGTAGACAATGGCATAAAGCTTGGCTTAGATTGTCACGTAAAGCATCAGCTTTGAAACAAGCTCTAAGAAAAAGGTCGAAGATGCATCAGGTGCTCTTTGAAATAGAGCTTGAAGACATAAAGAAGATGTTTTACGATGCCTATGGTGAGTCATGTAAATACTGTGACAGAATATTGAATGTCTCAACAATGGTATGCGATCATATAATTCCGTTATCTAAAGATGGAGAATCAACACCAAAGAATCTACAGATCATATGCAAACAGTGCAATACACGGAAGGGACCATTAAAAGAAAAAGACTTTTGCCTTATATTAGCTTGGGTAAAAGAACAGACAAAAGAAGTTCAAAACTATGTACTAAAAAAATTAGCCAAAGGAGGTAAATATTGAGCAATATAATTGAAGTTCCTTTTAAAGGATGGATGATAAACAATGCAAAAGAAAAATCAGAAAATTTGGGAGCAATAAATAATTCTATTCTAAAAGGAAAAGGAAACTTTGCCGGATATCTTGGTGAAGAGATTGTAGCCCATTATATTAAAGCTGATATAGTTAGTAATTCTGAGTATAATCACGATCTCCTAAAAAACAATCAGAGAATAGAAG